CTGCATGTTTGTCACGACGCGCCAACCGCCTCTGGTAGCGAGTAGGGCGTTGCGGTTTGCGGGGCCTCATTGCTCCCCCTCCAACAGTTGGCGTGCGATTGCGCGGTAATTCACCTGCCGCAAAAACTCGTCCGCGCACTCCATCGTAAATGGCCCGCCCCCGCCGTAGTCATTATGTGTGAGCAGATCAGATGCGTAATTTTCAAGCATTTTGGCAAGCTCTGAAATTTTAAAATCCGTAAGGTTTTTGCCAGCAAGAATCTCCTCGTTGAGGTCGATTAACAAATTACGGCCCATAATTTCCGTCGCATATTTGCTGTATCTCTTTCGGCTCATGCTGCGTGATCTCCTATGCCTGTTTGATCGTCAAGCCTGTCGTCTCAGCGAACTGCTGAGCATCTGCAGGCGTGAGGACTTTGCGACTGTTAAAAATGAAAATTGGGAATGTTCTTTGCCAGCAAAAAAGGTGATATTGATTGGAGGTGTCTACTAGCCTGCTTTCAGCGGGGTAGATTTCAACTCCCTCCCATTCGGGTCCGAGAACAGAGTTTTTGATGCGCTGCATTGCTCGCCAGTCATGGAACGGCTCCCTATCAATCCTCTTAACTGAAAGGTAGGTGGGAACAATTTCCCCAAACCCGTGCTCATAGGGGAGAAGCTCGCGTTGCAACACCTGAAACATGGGAGACCGCAGCCACCTCATGTTGCGCTCTTCTTCATGCGCGTCGTTAGCCTGCTTTTTGATGTCCGCTCTTGAAACATCGGGTGCGGCGATAGAGCGCATCATTTTTATCCGCTCCGACAAGGGCAGGGTGGGGCCGGTATTAACAAGCTCAAACTCAAAATCCCTGTCACTAAACATGCTGATCTGCCTCGTCCCAGAAATGCGTGGTGATGCACAGATCGTCTTCATCCAGCTCACAGATCGTCCAACCCAAGAAGTCGTCCTCCGGGTAGCTTTTGCCGCTCGCGACCTCTTTTTTCAGGAACTCGTCAGCCTCCTCGAAGGTGTCGAAGAACCAATCGTCGGCGGCCCAGTCGCTTTCCGTCCTGCGCTCTGACTCCGGGCGGTTATAGAGGGAAACGTGGAATTTGGTTGCGGGTTCTGCTGTCGTAATCATGCTCAACTCCCCTTGGCGGCTTACGCCGCCTCTCGCTTGGCTTTGATTTCCAGAAGAGCAGCCTCAACCTGGGGCCACCAGGTACACAGGATCTCGTCGTCCCAGGAGGTCTCGGGGTAAGGGTTTTCGACATAAACGCGCCAGAAGTTGTCATCGCGACAGATCTCCAGCTTGACGCCCAGCTCAGCAGCCAACTTGCGAGCTGCACGGCGGCTCCTGGCGTTTTCGTTGCGCTGCTGGCGCTTGATTTCCTCGCCTGCCTTGCGAGCAGCCTTAGCTTTGAAGCCGGTCACATCGCCAATCAAATCGTCAAAAAGTGCCATCGTCTCTCCCCTTGGCGGCTTACGCCGCCTCCTTTTTGATCAAACCAAGAAGATACTTAACAGTTTCGGGGTCTTCGCTCTCATCAAACACGATGACGGTGTTGTTGTACCCTTGCTGGACGTAACCGTCTTTGA